CATGTTCACAAATTGGGCAGATACGAATGCTAGACGGAACTTCGCTTCCACAATCTGGGCATATTTTGGTAGGAGCATCGCCAGCTTCTGACTTTTCCTTACCGTCTAAGTTAGCTGTTTCGTCTAACCCACCATGCGTGATTATTGACGTACCAAAGTCCATAACAACGCAATCGGTCTTAATAATGTTTGGGTATAGCTCAGGGTCAAGAATGCGTAGTCCACGCCCAATCATCTGAACCATTGTTCCCTTCTGGGAGCATGGCCTTGTTAGGATGATGCAAGACACAGGTGGCGCATCAAAGCCTTCAGTTAAGACTGCCACGTTTACAATAACTTGCAGATCACCAAACTCAAGATCGTGAAGCATATCCGCACGCTCTATTTTGTCTGTCTCACCCGTCAGATAGTTAGCTCTAACGCCGCCCATAATAAAAGCTGCGCAAACGTGTTCTGCGTGCGCTACAGTAGAGCAAAACACAACGGTCTTGCGATCCCCTGCCTTTTCCTTCCACTCAGTAACAATGCGATCATTAATGACCTGACGATCCATGATGGCCGCGACTTCTTCCATATCGTATTCTTTGCCGCGCTTTGTGACTTTATCGAGTTGTTCCCCCACGCCCAGATCAATGACGTAGCTTTTAGGACGTACTAAGAAGCCTTCGCGGATCAGAGTAGCCAAATCAATTTGATGTGCGCAGTTGTTGAAAATACCGCTTAGACCTTTACCATCGCCTCTGTTTGGCGTTGCGGTAAATCCTACGATCTCAGCCTTGTCGTTGTCTTTCAGAACAGCGTTGATTACCTTTGTGTATGTAGGTGCCGCCGCATGGTGTCCTTCATCAATCACAACCATATCGAACTTAGGGCGATCTCGTAGGTTTTTGTCACGCGACATTGTTTGAATCATTGAGAATACAGCTTCGCCATCCCAATGTTTAACTGTTCCGTTAACAATGCTGGTTGTGATGTATGGGTTTACTTTCTGAAACTTATCTTTGTTTTGAGCAACCAGTTCATCACGATGCTGTATGATTAGAACACGCTTGCCTTCTTCGTGGCGTTTGCCAACTAAAGCAGAAAGCATGATTGTTTTGCCAGCGCCCGTAGGAGCTACGACTAATGTGTTGCTGTGTTTGTCTAACGCATTACAGGCGTCAGATACAGCTACCTCTTGGTAGGGACGTAATAACATAATAAAACCTATTTGCTAGAATAGTAAGTTGGGGGGTTCGCGGCCCAAGGCCCCCCTATCCTTGGTCTAGCAGGCGCAGAATGGCCCTGCCGCTAGATTATTGTTGCGCCCAAGAAGGTACTGCACCAGAGGCGGGTGGAGCCGCTTGTTGCTGTTGTCCTTGCTGCATCCCAGCCGCAGGAGTAGTCTGCGCTGGAATATTGCCTTGGGGCAAGAATTCTTTATTTTCAGGCGTTAGTGCGGCCATAAGCTGATTACTATCAGAATAACCGTTTGTGCCTTTCTTGATACCAATTTTCGCACAAATCTCCAATCCATTCAAGTCCATCATACCAGAGATATTACGATTTTGTTGGGCTTGTGGAGTTACGTCAGTAGCGCTGATATTTCGTGCGCTCTCAACGATTGACTTCAAGGTGCGAAGACCAATCTCTTTTGCAAGAGGCATACCGCTTGGCCCTTGCTTGTCTCCATCGACAAACACGCTGTGCCAGAATTTGCGGCGATCATAGCTACCACCAATGATTGTGAACTCAAGGTTCATCCACTTAGCAGATGTACTCATGGATTTCTTAAACCATTGGCCTTGACCAAACTCAGGAACTTCGATGTCCCCCTGTTGAACTAGAACAACCGCACGAACCACAGAACCTTTAGGTATTAGTGTGAACTCTTGGTTTGGTGCGCTATCGTCTTTCGGTACATTATTTAAATTAAGCATTATACTTCTCCTTCGCCAGAAGTTTGAGTTGTCGGATTAACAAAGACTAATTCTTTGTCAGTTTTATTTGAGCCACTGCTCATCTTATCAATTAACTTTCCTAAGTGTGGCTCTTCTAGTGTGTCTAGTCTGCCAGAACGGTCTTTAGCTGGATAGCCCCATTCGTTCAGAGGTTGACATACAAAGGCACGATACTGTCCGTGATCCCCTGTTAATACTGACATTGTGATTACCTCGTCAACAATTCCGGGCAATTCACGGCCAGTTTTACTACCCTCAATTTGAAGGGAGTATTGCTTGCGTCCGTACTCGTCAGTAATCTCGTCAAGAATTCCAACAAAGATTACGTTCTTAGAACGGATGTGCTGAATGTGGGTTAGCCATGACATCATCTCACGACCATGCAAACCATACGCCGCACGAGTGTCTAGCTTACCAGAGCGATCAGAACGAACCTCTGGCTGCTGTAAGCACCACTGGAAGCACAAACGTCCTGCCACGGTGATTGAGTCCACAAACAACGTATCGTACTTCTGCCATACGTCTGAGCTATCCCCATACATCTGCGCCACATAATTGTAATGTGATTCGCTGTATGGCTGATCTTCTGCCAACGATGGGTTTGCTCCACCTAAGAAGCAAGCAAGGTCACGACACTCTGCCCATGTACGAGGACGAACGACATCGATAGGATGTCCCTCAATAGCTGTATCCCCTGCTTCCAAGTCCATGAACAAAGTTGTTGATGGATTAAGAGTGCGAGCAAGTGTGGTTTTACCCACACCGCTTGCGCCACAGACTACAATCTTGTGGCCTTTCTTTTCAGCGATACGCTCATCTGCTGTTATAATTTGTAGTGCCATTTTATGAATCCAATTCTACTTTGAAGCTACCAACTTCTGTGGTGCGGCAATCTTCTAATATCCGCTTTATTGCAGGAGGTGCGGCTGTGAACTTACGTTCCTCAACAGCAAAGGTAAGCTTGCCGTAATGCCTTGCGTCCTCCTCAGACAGTTTAGACAAAGCCTCACGAAGAAGCTCTTGGTCCCATGTTACTTTCTTGGAGACAACTGCTTTGATTATGTCGTTGCCATGAGAGATATTTACGGTACCAAAGTCTTCACCATTATAGCCAAGTAACTCTTTGGCTTTTGGTAGATATGTAGATGAGAGCTTCTCTTCTACTTCTTTTAACTGATCCTTGAGATCAGCCATAGATGCTTTTAGAACTTTTCTAACTTCAAATAAATCACGACTTTCCATGTCGTTTCCTTTCTGCTTGCTACTAGAGTCCCACTTAAAAGCATACAGTGTGGGGTAGTGTCAAGCAGTTTTTTTCGACAACAGAATATCAATCCCCAGACAAGCCTTCATCAACTTCTTCTTCAGCTTAAACTCAGGCGTCTCAACACCCTTGGCATCGTCAACAATATAATGCCACACGCCATCCTTGTCTTCCCTGTTATAACAGAAGTCAGCAACGTAAGCACATATCTTTTGATCGTTAACCATCAGGTTGAACCGGACTTGTAGCTCAAGGTCTGTGACTACCCCAGCGCGTTCGAGAGACTTGAGATATAAGTAACGCTGGCTCTCCCATTTAGAATCAAACTTAATTCCGTTAACGGTTGTTTTTTTATTTCCGTATTTGGGTCTTGACCCACGCCGCTTGGGATTATATACATTAGGGAAAGTCATTTATGGGAAGGAATCTCCATGCCAAACCCCGGAAAATATAAGTCCGTAGGTGTTTCTATAGAAGCCTATGATAAGCTGATTGTTATAGCTGAACACGAAGATCGTGCTATTGGCCGTCAGCTTGCTCGTATGATAGATGAAACATATGAGGACATTAAAGTTCGTGTCAAGCCCAAGCAAACATACATAACTCCCACCTCAGTTGGCATTGGTGGCCTGACATCTGTCTTAGAAGACTAGAGGAAGGCTGAGTTACCCAACCCACCCAAAAGTATAGAGGCTAGTTGTGGGTCATCTTGTGCGCGTTTTCTAACTGAGGTTGGCGGTTGTAGTGATGCGGATTGATTTTGTGAAGTGTCAAATACTGGAGACACTTCTGGAATTGGAATGTTAGTTTGATTTGAACTTACAGGCTTTGGGTTTGAGGCTTTGGTTTTATCAAACTCATCTATTAAAGTTGTTGCTTGATCTACCGCTGATGTGGCGGCTTCATCAAAACTTTGTAAAGAACCCTGAGCAATTAATGACGATAGACTATCCTTTAATAACTCTCCAGCTATTTGGCCTCTAGTTTTAACATTTTCACCGCTAGAAAGTTTTTTGTATTTATTAGTAAATGCTTTGTAAAATCTAGGGGATGAAAACAATTGGCCTATAATGCTAAGTTTAGCAATAGTGCCTAAGTTTTCTAAAGGACTTGCAGCTATGTTTGCGGCTACAAGATCACCGCCGCTTGTAGACTCCCCTAACAACTTCATTATTTTGCCAAAGTCATCCATTTCAGCAGCCATCTCTTTGCCATAGATGACTTGTATTTTTGCTTTATTTTTTAAAAGCCTATCACCAAATTTAGCAAATTGAGTTTTATCAGTTAAGAAATTCTTTTCAAAATCTCCTATTAAATTATCCATGTAATAGGTTTGAATTTTACCTATTGCGTCTGCATCATTTTGAAAAAACTTTCTTAGTGATGTTATGTCTTCTGCACGCATAGAGCCATCAGCAATAAACTCAGCGGCTTCTGTAGCAGTCAAATCTCCACTAGCTAGTTTTTTATTTATTCTGTTTCTGTTAAATTTAGCTTGATCGTCTTGCGCTTTTGCTAAATTTCGCAATAAATTTATACCTGTATCATCAGCACCAGCCGCCGCAAAATCTTCAATAACCTTTTGGTCGATGTTTCTTAGAGATAAAGCGTTTAATTGTTCGGCTAGTTTTTTAACTTCTTTTACGTTAGTGCCAAAAAGTTCATCCGCAGTTGAGCCTATTTCGTCTAATTTTTGTTTAAACTTGTAACCTGAAAAACTACCAGTTTTGGTATTTGTAGATTTACTTAATGTGTCTCTTAGCCATTCAGATGCCAAACGCTCTTTCAAGGGTGCAAACGATCCTGCACCTTTAAATTCATCTATAGTTTTTTCTGCGTCTTGCAATAACTTTGGGTTATTCTTGCGAATAAGCGATCTCATGACTTGTTGAGGGTTTATCTCTGCATCATTTCGAAC